CCCTGTCGCATCAACTGCCAACATATATGTTGCAGTGCCGGTTATCGTTCCTCCACCATAATCCCCTAAAGTAATGCTCGGACTTGCTGAATTGTAAACAAAGAAATCACCGGTTGTAACTCCTCCCATTCTAAATTCTCCACTTACTGCACCAACTCTATAATACTGATCATTGGTATCTCCGGTTGCTCCGTTAAATAAAGCTATGATTCCACCATTTACTCCATTATCTCCGTAAATACTTAATTGTCCGACTGTGGTATCATCTGTTCCGATTCCAACAATTCCTAAAGGTATATCTATCGTGCTTGTTGCTGAAGAATATCTAAAGAACTCGCCTGTCGAAAATCCACCAAGTCTAAACTCGCCACCAATAGCATTAATAGAATAGTAAGCGTCGTTTGTATCCCCTGTTGCTCCATTATAAAGTTTTAAAATACCTCCATTAGTTCCTGTATCTCCATAAAGAGTAATATCTCCTTGAGTGTTATCATTAACACCTAAAGTCAACTTTCCTGCACCCATAGCAATAACTTCAGTAGAAGAAGTATAGGTTAAAAAATTACCTGTTAAATTTCCAGCCAAAGTAAATACTCCTGCCCCGGCAGATAGTTGGTATCTGTCATCATTAGTATCTCCTGTTGCACCATTGAAAAGCTGTAATAATCCCCCTATATTTGCTGAATCACCGTAGAGAAGTATTTGTCCTCTAACCGAATCACTTGTGCCAACTATTAATTGTTTAGTTGTTTCATTATATGTAAAATTAGTTGTGCCTTCAATCGTTCCGTCTCCTGTCCACACACCAACTTGATTGTCAACCGGTGTCCCAACCTTAGTAACATCACCTCCTCCTGCACCCGGATTCGCAGTTTCAATTATGTTCCCTGATGCGTCAACCGAAAGATTATAGGCTGCCGTTCCGGTCTTTGTTCCTAATCCGTAGTCAGAAAAAATTAATGATTGGGTTCCTGAATCATATTTAAGGAATGCTCCTGTGATTTGTCCTGACATTGTGAAATCACCATTTGCATCAGCTTCAAGCGTAAAGTAATCATTTTCGGTATCTACTGTTGCTCCATTATATAATCTTAAAATAGCACCATCGTTGGAAGAACCACCATATAAAAGAGCTATTGCTCTCGTTGAATTGTCTACTCCTACATTTAATTTTCCTAACGGTAATGCTATCTCGTTTGTTACTGAAGAATATGTTAAGAAATCTCCTGTTAAATTTCCTCCAAAAGTTAAATCTCCTCCTGAATTACCTGCTTTAATATGATAGTACCAATCATTAGTATCTCCTGTCGCACCATTATAGAAACGTATTTGACCTCCTGAAGTTGCGGCATTACCAAAAAGGCTTAGTAGTCCGTTTGTTGTATCATCAACACCAATATCAACAAATCCTAACGGCATATCAATTACACTTGTGGCTGAAGTAAATGTAAAGAAATCTCCTGTTGTTCCTCCTAAAATTTCAAAATTCCCAGCACTTGCTCTTACTTGGTAATAATCATCGTTAGTATCTCCGGTTGCTCCGTTATACAATGTTATTCTTCCTCCATTAACACTCGCATCACCATATAAGTATAATTGACCTTGTGCCGAATCGTTTAGCCCTACATAAAAAATATTTGAATTAAATAATAAATTAGGTGTTCCCTCAATAGTTCCATCTCCTGTCCAAACCCCTATTTGATTATCAACAGGCGTACCAACCTTAGTTACATCTCCTGAACCACTTGGCGTCCCTTCAATCACGTTACCACTCGAATCAACGGCAAGGTAGTAGGCGATTGTTCCTGTCTTAGTTCCTCCTCCGTAGTCAGCAAATTGAAGTTGTTGTGTTCCTGAGTTGTAGTAAAAGAATTGACCGGTTATACTGCCTCCTATTTCAAAATCTCCGGCAGTATTTGCTTTTAGGCTAAACGATTCATTCTCGGTATCAACATTTGCAGCGTTATAAATTAATATCTCACCTCCGGAACTCGCTGCGTCTCCGTACAAATGTAATATTGCGTTTTTTGAATCATGCAATCCAACACTTAATACTGAATCAGTAGTTCCATTAAAAAGAAAATCTGTTGTTCCTTCTATTGTACCGTCTCCCGTCCACACACCTATTTGGTTATCAGCCGGAGTCCCAACTTTCGTTACATCTCCTCCTCCGGTTGGTAGTGGCTCTTCAATAATTGCTCCACTTGAGTTTACTGCCAACATATAGGTAGCAGTTCCGGTTATCGTTCCGCTTCCATAATCAGCCATCCTCCATCTTGTAAGCGAAATATCATAAAATAAAATATCTGCTGAAGCTGTCCTTATTCTAAAATCTTCTTGAAATGCTGCTATGGTATAAGAATCATTAGTTGTGTCCCAATCTGCCGCTGCATATAAAGTTATCGTTCCTCCTGCGTTTGATGCTGTTCCATCACCATACACACTTATTATACCTTGGTCGGAATCTTGTACACCAACTGACAAAACTCTTGAAACTGAACTATATGTTAAACCGGCATCACCCTCTATCGTTCCATCCCCTGTCCAAACTCCGACTTGGTCGTTTACAGGCGTCCCAACTTTAGTAACGTCTCCGCCTCCTGTTGGCAGTGCTTCCTCTATAATCTGTCCGTTTACATCAACAGCCAACATATAAGTAGCAGTACCTGTGTTTGTCCCACCACCATAATCATCTAAATAAACTTCAACCCCTGTTCTACCAAGATGTAAGTTGTCGTTTACAGAATCGAAATACCAAATTATCGATGCATCACCCTCACACCTCATTTCTCCGTTAAACTCATAGAAACGGTATGCGTTATCTCCGGGTGATGTCGCTCCTGCTGCAAACCCGAGTTGCCCTCCTGCGTTACCTGAGCCACCATATACATTTATTTCTCCTGATACTGTATTGGATTGTCCTAATCCTAAAAAATGATAGGTACTTCCATCTGTATCGTAAAAGAATCCTGCGTTACCTTCTAAATGTCCTGATGCGTCCCAAACTGCAATTTGGTTATTTCCACCTCCTGCACCTGAAACTAAATCAACATACGCTTTATCAACTAACCATCTATCATTCGCTGCATTTGCAGTTGAATAATCTGCTGCATATTCAAGTCCCTTACTGTTAATCGTGTCAGTTACAACCATTCCGTTAGTGGTATGTACATCAATAATCATTGACCCTCCAACGGTACTGTTTGCTCTTATTCTTGCAGTTGCATTTGTTCCATTCGCTACTGTATCTATATCTGCGTAAAAATTAGTTCCTGAAGTATTGCTTGTGTATATGTAAAATCTTCCTAAAGAAACTGCTATTGAAGTATAAACATCTGCTCCTGCGTTTGTTGTTGAAACGTTAAAGTCGCTTGAGTTAGAGGATACTAAATCAATATTTGCGTCATAAGATGGATCGCCTAATGTTACTGTATCAACTACTCTTGTTAAACCATTACCAAACGTCAAAGAGTCTCCTCCAATGGTACTTAAATCAACCCAACTAAATGTGTCTCCGGTATCATTATAAACTAAAATATGTTCTAACGCTCCTCCTGTTGGTTCTGAAGGAACATCTGAAAGGTCGGATAAAGTTAAAGGAACATCTCCTGTCGCACTTGCAAGAACTCCATTTACTGAAATAGGAATCACATAATTCTCACTTCCTGTTGCAAATGAAGGCGTCTCTAAATAGAAATCAATATTTGATTGTGTTGGTGTTCCTAAATGGAATCCTATACTATTCGGGTTGTTGTATTTATTCAACTGTACGTTTGTAGGTTGAATCCACATTTGACCTCCTGTTCCGGCAACCCCATCGCCATTGTCAACAATGAAATCAAATTTATTAATATCGAAATAACAATAGTCGGCTCCTACTCCACCGGACTCGCCAAACACCATACCGAGATAACTACCTCCACCCTCAATGAGTTCCATGTTTATCTGCCCGAAACCGTCATCCGTTGATGCCGTTCCGTCTGTTTTCAATATATCATATAATGTTGGTGCAGTATAATCTGAAATATCATTTAACACCAATGCTCGTCCTATGTAGCCGGTTGTTCCATTAGCAACTAAAACGTACCCTGCTGTATTTGTCGCAGAAATCACATCGTCCAAATGGTCTAATTGTGTAACTGCCGGTGTTCCTATACCAATAACATCACCTAAATCCAATTCCAATAAAAGTCCGTCCGGTGTTCCTGTTCCAATAAATTCTCTTACCTCACCATCATTGTAGGTTGGCTCTGCTATAATTGCTCCGGCTACTGTTGGACTCAAGAAATAAGAAACTCCATTTGTCCAGGCACCTGCAACAAATCCTCCAAAAGTGTATGTAAAGGTATTTGGATTTTGAACATTTGATACAACCCCAATCGTTCCGGCATTTGCTTTTGCATCTGCTTGTGCTTTAACCCAATTCGTACCGTTATGTCTAATCGCATCGTTTACTACAAATCCGTGTCCGTTCTGAGTTATTTCTTTACTAAATGAATCTCCTAAAGCTAAAGACCTTGTCGAAATTGCTGTCACAATACCATCCACAACCACAATGTCACTAAAAACTTCAGCATCCGTCAATACTGATGTCGGTCTATCAAATGCCGAGTGTGTATGGTTTGATGCTGCCGAGTTATCTGTTATACTGAAGTTTGGGTATGTGCCTCCAATAGTAACGTTTGTGCCTCCTGTAAATGAAACGACTTGGTCGTAAAGGTTTGTGCTTCCCTCCGTTAAATCATCTGTTGTTTTTGTTCCAAAGTCTGTATTAAATAATGTTGTTGAATAATACTTATTTGTTGCTCCTTCCGAAATATCATCAGTATCTAAAACAACAACCCCTGTTTGTGAATTAACAGATTGTACTGCTCCTGATGCTATTTGTACATAAACAGATCCGCTCCATCTGTAAGTCAGGTTGGTATCTAATGCAACGTAAATCTTTCCTGTTTCTCCTGTTCCCGGAAAAGAGGCTAAATCTGCAAACTCCAATACGTCATCAACATAAGCCGGTAGCTGTGCAGAAGGTACTAAACCACTTCCGTCCAAACTCGCATATCCGTTTGGTTGTCCTTTTTCGCTTGTTAGTTGGTACGTTCCTAAATCTGAAATATCTGCTTCAGTTATAGCTCTTCCGTAGTAGTCTCCACCATCAGACATTAAAGCAAATCCTGCAGTCTGTATTGCTGATGTAACATCTGTTAAATCGGGTAAAGCATGAGTTGGCTCCGTATATCCGTAGTCATTCAATAAAGTGTCAGGTACAAAAATATCTGTTAAATATGCAAGTGTACCATCGGCATCCTGAACAGTAAGGACTCTATCTGCTGTTACTGTGTTTGTGAAAGTAACACTAAATGTATCTGCAACATTTCTTAAAGCAAATGTCCCATTATTAAATGTCTTCAATCCTGTAACAGTTTGAACACTTGCCAATACCATATCTCCTGCACCTGCTCCAGTCCATTTTAAGCCTGTTGCTTCTGCTGAATCTGCTGTTAAAACAGTACCATTAGCACCAACACTCAGGTCGACCCACGAAGTACCATTAAAAGCGAGGATATCACCCTTTTCGGCTAAAGTTATGTTTGTGTCTGTTAAAGCAAATAACGACATCTCTGATATAAACCCAACGTCATTAATAAACTGTGAAAGGTGCGTTAATTGTGGACTTTGTTTATTTGATGTAATTCCATCCTGAAGTCGAATGTTATCAATCTTAAAAGTATCATTTTGGGTATTTTTCCACTTAAATTTAATTCCATCGAAATCATTTTCAGAGAAGAATCCTTTTATATCACCGAGTCTTATTGTTACGTTTTGTGCCTCTCCGGTTAAACTTGGGTCGAAACCAAATCCATTATCTGCTCCAATTCGTACTCGAGAAGTCTGCTCATCACCTCCATTTAAAACATAAAAATCAAGTGTGACCGGACTATGTTTACTCGCCTCCCATTCAGTCTCCAAGAAAATATCGAAAGATACATGATGGTTTTGTTGTGTTACTATTGGCGATGATGCTGTAAAAATTAACTCTGTATCATGTGGTGTATCAACCGACCTAATACTTATCGCACCTCCGATTGGGACTAAACTGTAAACGGTATCAATACTTGCATCTCCTCCTGAAATAGTCCATTCTCCACCTTCAGCATAAATAATATCATTTGTTACATCTCTTGGCGATGTGGCTGATTGCTCAATGTATGCAAATGAAATCTCTAATTCTGTATCCTCGTTTAATGTAGGTTTGACTGCCGGAGTTGAAGGTGTGCCTTTTTCAAAATCAATATTGGTATTTCCACCACCATCTCTCCAAATCTTAAATACATCAATACGGTCAAATGTACCATCGGCTGCATCGAGTGTAATGTATGCCTCAACTAAATCGACATATTCATATCCGTTAATTCTGTACCAATCTGCCCATACATAAAAATCAAGTCCTCCTAACCAAACTGCGTCACCACTATAAAGAACGGTTTGTCCATCGGTTGAAGATGTACTCGCTAAAATCTCCTCAACAGTCGCATAAACTGTTAATCCTGAAGATGCGACCTCAAGTGCTATTTTGTCATAAGGGTCAACTGCTCCTGTAATAGCAGGTAGTTCTCCTATTTTTTTTGCAGAGTCTATCAACTGTTGAATAGCTGCTGCGTTGTCATAAATCTGTTGTTGCCACGCACTCATAATTTTATGCTTTTATAAACCCACTTCCATCTGTAATAATTGGAGGTATGTCAAAGTTAATATAATCGTCTTCCCCAACAACTCCATCCGGGTTGTTGTTATAATTTTCTCCGGTTTTCAGCATTGTCGCCTTAACCTCATAAAGATTCGTGTTTGATATGTTACCTTCATCAATGTCGCCATCCTTCACATACCTAACTCCATTTATGTAGACATGCTCACATGATAAGGCGATTACAAGTTTTCTCATAACCTGTTTTGTAACTGCGTCAAATGTAATAACATCCATATCGTGTACATCTGAATTAACAAGTGAAGACCGGTTATCCCCAATATTTATTGAGCTCTCCTGTCGTTGTTTTCCAACATGACTAAGATAGGGAATTCTAATTTGATGCTCAATACCATATTTGTAAAAAATATCTCGGTTGTTTGTATTGTAATATCTTATGTGTAATGTATCGTCGTGTTCTGTTAGAATATGTATGTTTTCACTTACGTGCTGTATAACTCCATTCTCTGTATCTGTGTTTGTTATAACAATATCATATACTCCAACACCCCAAGAGCTCCAATCGATGCTCATTTCATAAACTTCAAAAGGTAAAATATCGTAACGTGCTGTCGTCTTTCCTACTGTTTCTCCACCGGTTAGCGTTATTCTATCAATAAGGATTACTTTTTTATTTTTTGCCTCATCGTAGATTGTAGACTTTATTTCATAAGTACCTAATCCTTCCAAGTCAATAACATTCCCAATTACTGCAAACTCCGGTAAATTCCCTTGAAGAGTGTAAGTTCCTGTCGGTGCTCCAAATTCATCGTAGTGGTTTCCTGTTTCATAGTATATCGCTGTTCGTAAAGAATCGTAAGCGTAAAACAAACAATCCATTCTTGAATACCTATTCAAATTACTTGAGCGTTTTGTTATTGTTATAGCTGTCTCCGTTCCATCTTCTTCTCTTAATACGGCTGTTGGTGTTTCAAAATTAGATTTGAATTGTAGTGTTGTTGTATCGCAAGTATTAAATTTTTGCTCTGAACATGAGTTCAAATAAGCTAACCCCTCGTATGCGAGTGTGTTGTCATCGTTTTTATGTATAGAACAATTATCCCATGCCTCAACCTTTTTGAAGTTTATTGAGTTGGCTTTTGATAAAAATAAATAAGGTGCTCTTGTTCCGAAGTCATCGACTGTATAAAGTTTTGTGATTTGGCATCCGAATTGGTCTCGGATATACATCGTTTTATCAACCCCATCGACTTGTCCGGTAAAGATATTTGTTGTTACCCAATCAGTGCCGTTCAAAGAATACTCTAAACTCAAATTTGCTGAAGGCGTCACATTAACAGTAACAGTCCCTCCGGCAAGTGAAGGAACAACTGATATAGTGGTATTCTCAACTGATAAGAAATCCCAAATCAACCCCTCAAAAACAGGCTTTTCTACATCGTTAATATCGCTCATATACAAATTATGTACGACTCCTCTCACTACTTCTATTGTCTGCGTTGTGTTTGGTGTTAATGGATATACTGTTTCATTTAGTCTTAACTCATGAATATTCTCATTTGCATTTACCTCTATCTTAACAAAGTTGCAAACATCCGTGTCGCTGTTTTGAATAGCGAAATTTATTAATCCAAAAGTCGGAGGCACATAATTATCAAAAACATGACTTACAAATCCGGAAGTGTCTGTGAATTCAAAAAACTCCCATTCATCGCTTAATGATTCAATAGTAACAACACCTTCAAATCTACTTAAATTATAGACCGGAGGAGAGTTGTAATCTATATTCATATAATAAACATAGTCGTTTGCTGATGCCCATCCCTCTTTTCCTGCTCCAAAACTCGGAACAACTGCAATCTCACCGGCATAGTTTCGGACTACCCTAAAAGTCATTCTTACAGTTTGGATAATTATCGGGTCTGTAATCATTCTTCTTTTGAATTCAATGTAATCCCCTGACCCAAGCTCTTCTATAAATGTTAATATTAATTTTGAGTTAGCCATACTATATCGGTTTAATTAATTTTTCATTTGATTTTATCATTGTAAAGACACCTTCTTTTTTTGGTTTTAGGTTTTTTAAATATCCTCTTTCAAGTTGCTCATGCTCATTTAACCATTCAAATTTAAAATAAACATTTGGAACTTCCTCAAATTGTCCGTTTACTTCAAGAGTTGTCGTTCCCTGTATCCATTCTAAAAGGTCGTCATCAACCGGATGCGTAAATTTAATTTCTTCAGGTAAAAGTCTCGGTCTTTCCAAATCCCTTAAAACAATATCGTCATTTTCTGCGTATGCCTTATCCTCTCCAATAAATTGTTGAGAAAGTGTTACTTTCGACTTCGAACTAATATACTTTATTTTATCGTCAATGTATTGAGTCATTCCAACTTTAAAAGTCCAGGCATGTCTCATAAGCATTCTCAAAGGTGTAAATAACATCCCTTTAAATGTTTCAGGGGAAAATATCCCTGTTGGCTCAACTACCAATCTATCCATCCATTCGTTTTGTGTAAACGAAACTCCGTCAGCATCTTGTTTTAAATCAAGCCACCATATACGGTCATCATATTGAGTATCCTCTCGAGGTGTTGTTTCCCAATCTTTCCTTCTTGCTAATTCCAATCCGTAGTCATCAGCTTGTATTTTAGATTTAACAAGGTATTTATTGCTTGACCTCCTTATTGGTGTAATTGTATTCGTTTCTCCGTTTGGCTCATCCAACCCCATAGAGTCTTCGTAGTCGCCTCCTTTATTATAGCCAAAAGTCATCCCACTAACAAAGTCCTTCCCTAAAGTTGTACGTTCAACCTTCTGTACCTGAAACGGTAATTTAACAATGACCTCCGGCTGATAAAAAAACTTCTTATCTTCTATCCTCAACCTTTCCCTAAAATTGACTCTTTCAATTCCTATCCCAACATTAAAAACACTAATAGCAGAGCTAATTGCATCTTTTAAAGATGTTGTTAAAGACTTGTATTCGTCCACGTCATTAGGAAATGCCCTCGCCCATAAACCCCAAATCAAACCTATATGTCCTCCAAATCCTTTTTCAGCGTATCCTTCAGGAGTTCCTGTCCTTCCAAAATATTTACTATAAAAAGAGGTGTTTTGTCCTGTTATAATGTACATCAATCTCTTTATTACATCATGGTACATTAAGAAATCCAAGCTATTTGTTTCATCACCAATAGTAACCTCACTCAATCTTAATCGAATACGGCTTATTCTAAAAACAACATTTGCAGAGGAAAACATAAATAACAATCCTGTTTTGTCATTGTAATCCGTCGTCCAAGACCCTCTATATTTTATAATCTGCCCTGCTGATAAATCATTCGCATAAAGCGTTCCTTTAAATCCTGTATCTGTTGTAAGTAAATGAACAGCTTGTTCCGGATATAAACTACCTTCATCCCACTCAACTCTCGGCATTCGACCTGTAAATATTGCACTGCTATTTTTGACTTCAATAATTTCAACATCTGCCTCATAAGAAACAGTAAGCCGTCCGTTCTCATCTGTTAAAAATGGATCGGGAATCCAAAACATATTCGATGCTGTATAATCCTCGTAATCACGTTGAGAAGAATTTGATGCGTTTGAATTTACAACTGCCTCATGCCTATCCATCCCCTCGGTAATAACTTTTGTTTTAGGAGTGTATTTATAAGCGTTCCATCCTGTGCTAACAGTTTCAATTTCGTCTGCTTCGTGACTTTCTGCTGTTTGTAGTATTTCTCTACCGGTTAAGTTTACCTTCTCTAATGTTAAAGGAGTAAGTAAATTACCATTAATATCGTCAATGCGTTCTATTTCAAATTCATCACTCTCATGCGACTTCATTATATCGGCTAAATCATTGGAATTGAATTTTACTGAAAGTTCTCTATTTTTTATTTTCCTCGTAGAAAGGTCGGCTATCGATGTATAATGTGTAACCATCTTAATATCCCCATCAACATCCTTCAGCTTCTTTTTCTCAAGAATGATTTTTGCATTAATACCGTCAAGTTCAAACACCGTTTCAATAAAATCTTTACCATCACCCACAAACTTCAAATTATTAGTGAATTTAGAAAATACACCATGATAAGTCTGATGCCGGTCTAATTCAAAGTCATCCTCTTGCCAACCAATCGGTTCTTCAATCTTCAAAGGAGTCCTGCCGTCACTTTTCAGCCAATACTCAACATAATCGTTATATGTGTTGCTTACCTCTGCCATTAATTCCAATTTGATAAGGATTCTCTATATGCCTCATGTTGAGGGTCAAATCCGTACAGGTTAATATTTTGCTTTATAACTACATCATCAAATCCTTCTTTAATTGTTTCCTTCAAACTGTCAAACATTGTGTCGAATTGAAGTTGTGTAATTGAGGCTCCTCCTCCGATTCCGGACATTAACGTTGATTTCGCCATCATATCGTCATAATCTTTATAAACGGTATCATTCGGCTTTAAGGATACGAGTGCGTTCTTTTTGTTGGTTGCAAGTATTTTACCATCTCGCTCAATGTATTCTTTTTTACCTGCATCGTTAATCATACCAACGTGAGCTCTATCTACATTTTCAATACCTTCTGCGTATTGTGGTATCGGTGTCGCTAATACTGTCGCAAGTTGCAACGCTCCCAATGCAGAAACTAATGCAATTAAAAACGGATTCGGCATAACTTTGGTTATCGCAACTGCTGTGTTAATTCCAATTTCAGCAATAGAAAACAGTTTTTTAGTCTTGGCAGCTTTTTGCTCCTCTTTCAATCTTTCCTTCTCAAGTGCCTTAATCTTGTTATCACGCTCTCGCTCTAACTGTTCCTTTTGCTTATTATTGTCTCTTGCTTTATCAAGTTCTAAATCGTAAAATTCACGAGTCTTTTCAATCCTGGCATTTATTTCCTCAATACGTCTATCAGAAAATGCTTGAAATAAATCACCTAATTGGCTAATCACTTCTTTAATATGGTCGACGTAATCTTCCCAAGTGTAATCTTCTTCATCCGGATCGGGGGGAGTGAGTTGCTCTTTAGCAGCCAACAATCCATCTAATTCGAATTGTAAAGATTGTAAGTATTCTTTATTGCTCTTATTTGCAGCCATATCTGCTTTAATAACGGCTATCCGAGCATCGATAATTGCATTACCAGCTTCATAAGCTATCCGAGCTTTTTCCTGTTCGTAGGTTTCAAATATCTTTGTTTGGTGTTCTGCCTCCCTGTCTTTTACACGATTTAGTTTTCGTAAATCTCCGGCAGTCTTTTTACTTGCTTCATAAACCTCCTCTGCAAGTGTAATTCGATTTTTAGAATCTTGTAATTGAGCCTCGTATGATTCGTTTAAAGCAATTATCTCTTTATCATAAATATTTTGTTTGGCAGCAAGTCTAAACTCATCCCTATCGGTGTCAACGCTATCAAGGTTACTCTCGAGCTTCTGATTTATTTGCCAAAACTTATTCGCCCAAGTTTCATGTGCTTTTGTAGATTCCTCGTCAAACTGTTTTTTGATTGCAATATTATGAGCCTCCAATTCAGCTATTCTCTCGGCTGATGTTGTTTTGTCGGCTAACTCTTTATCGTTCAATGCTTTTAACTCCTCGTATTTAGATTTAGCAACTGCAATCGCATCCCTTTTCGAGTTTATTGCCTGACCGTGTTCAAGTAAAGCTAAATCTCTAAAAGCATCCTTACGGTCTTCAAAATCAACGGTTTCATCACTTGCAATCGCTCCAAGTCTTTGTGCTTGACCTTGTAACTGAATGTTCTCTATTTCAATTAACAAACTCTTAACTTTTTTAAGCTGACGGATTCGACTTGCTCCTTTTTTTAGTTTTTTACCTAAAATAGCGTCGATTTCAGCTTGTAGCTTTTTTATCTCCTCTTGTATAGGAATGGCTCCGGAACGTTTAGTTTGTTGCTCAAGGAGTTCCTCTTGAAGTTTGATTTGTTGCTTTAACCACTCAACCGTTCGTTTTTGACTTTTTCGTCCTCCATCCATAGCCTGATTTATATGTTCAAGATGCCATGCCTGAAGAGCCAACCTCTCGTTATAAGGGTCGTATGCCTGTACTATTGCTTCAAGTTGTGTAACAAGACCTTCTGCCAAACCTATTTGATTTAACATATCAGCCTCCCACTTTAAAAACAGTAACGCCTCCTCCTCTGATAACTCATCTGTTATCCTTGATATATTTCCGAGTTTATCAGTAAATGTGGTTATTTTTACAATAGTTCCATCAGTTGCCCGTCCGACATTTCCAAGACCTTTAATAATAACTCCGGTTGAATCGTCTATTCCTTTTATTTTATTTTTTAAGGTATCTAAATTTTCAGTTTGAATACCGAGCTCAATGTTAGCCTCACGTCGATTTATTTCATCAAGTTTGCCAACCAACTCCTCTGCTCGTTCTACTGAAATATCAAGATGTCGTCCAAACTTATCAACACCGATACTCGCTTGAGGAAATGCTTTACCAATACCATCAATAACTTCCTTTAATTCATCTTTCTCTTCCGGAGTTAATTTAATAGCTTTCTTTAATTCTCTGTACCTATCAATCAATCCTTTTACACTTGCTGAAAGTTCATAATTATTTTGTGCTTGTTTTTTAACTTGGTCTCCGAGTTTGGTTATTTCTTGAGAAACTTCAAGTACACTCTTCCCCCAATCTTTAAAAACTAAAACCAATGTCGTCACAATTCCAACGAGTAAAAAAAGAGGGTTTGCTAACATTGTCGCCCATAAGCCTCTTAATGCAATCATTAATCCTTTTACAGTAAAAAGCTGTGCAATATATGCTGCTGTATTCGCCATAACTGCAGTGATGTTCTTCCAAAATGCTGCTGACAAAACCAACTGTATCTTTGTCAATAAAGCTGTATTTAATGCTGCGTAACTAAGTGCTGCCCTATACAACAGGAATGCTTGAATACCCCTGTACACTAATTGAATGATACGCTCTAAATTGTTGGCAAGTCCATCAAATAGTTCTGTCAATCGTTGTGATGCACTATTTCCTTTTTTGAAATCCTCAACTAAAATAGTCCAGGCGTTCCGTAGTCTAATCGTGGCTGCCTGTAAAGTATCAACCTTTGAAATACTATCTAAACCAAAGGCAATATTCACTTGTTTTGCAAATCCGGGTAAAACCTCTTTTGTAATAACCTCACCCTTCTTCATCATTTCATCCAACTTCGCAGTCGTTACACCCATTGAGTTTGCCATAATATCCATCGCACCCGGTAAACGCTCCCCTAACTGTCTCCTCAATTCTTCCGTTGTTACCTTCCCTTTAGAAACCATTTGCTCCAACGCTAAATAAATACCTGTAAGCTCATCAGTCTTTAAACCTAAAACCCCCGACACTTTAGTCATCGTTCCAAAAATCTCCTGCGTTTCTTTAGCCGTTAATCCGGCTTGATTTGCTGCTGCTCTAAATTTAATATATCTGTTTGTTGTAGTAATTAATTCAGCACCAAAGTCCTTTGTAACTTCCTTTAACCACGTCTCCGTTTGTGCTAATTCTACAACGTTTCTTATTACAGCTTTCATGGCAAATGCCATCGAGTCAAGTTGCTTCGTTAAAACAAATGCACTCCTTATCGCTTGTGCAAAAAGAGCAATTCCGGTTAATGCTCCAAACGCTGAAACCAATCGTTTTGCACTTGCTATCATTCCGGTAAAAATACCTTTACTCTTTTGCTTCATCTTCTCAAGCTGTGCAGTAACTAATTGAAGTTGTATTTGCGTTGCCTTGAGTTGTTCTTTTAAATGTCGTGTCTGTGTGACGAAACTTTTTTGAGATTTTGATACATTCTTATATGCCTTGTTTAACTTCATAAATTCGGAAGTAAGGTTTCTACTTGCACCTTGCAATCCTTTAACTGCAGTTTCAATCTTCCTAAAACTCGCCTTCCCTTCATCTCCCGTTCCGGTCAACTGTTTTTTTAGTTTTATGTACTCGTTAATAAGGGTGTTAATATCCTTAACTGCCTGTTTTGTTTCTACCTTTAGACTTTGCATATTCTTTCGATTTTTCTTTGTTCATCTCGACCAATGTAACCCATCTCGCAACGCTTGTGGTTTCCGGGTCAATCTGTGACCTCAATTCTAAATTTCGCTCTAAATAAAGTGCGTTACGTTCCAAATTGTATTTTGGTTTGTCGTCTGAATTATCATTCTTAACAGACTTCGCTAACTTTATTTTGAATATTTTAATCTTATTTTTTAAACCTTTTGTTTTGCTGACAATTTTATCAATTTGTGGTTTTATAGATTCCTCTATGTCAATTTCGTAACCCGGCTCCTCTACTTTGTTAATCAAATCTAAAACCTCCAAATCTCCGTATTCCATATAAATATATAAACAATTAGTTACCAACTTATAAAGAAACTCCCACTGCTCAATCAAACCTTGTTTTTTAAGGTGCGACCTCAATTTATGATTTTGAGTCAACTCGCTATATTCATAAAAAATATCCTTAAAAATTACAGACAACTCTAACTCCTTCTCCGGAGTCAATTTTAAATTGTCGTTTTCATAATCGTAACCTCTCACTAAGTGCCTGTAATCTTGCGTTTCAAAAACTCTAAAGAAACGACCTATCGGGAGAGTATTACAAGATTTATAAATCTTCATTACTCTTATTTTAATGGTTAATACTCGTAGCTATTTATTAATAGTTTAATCCGGTAGCGTGTGGATTGTTAGGTCTACTAATCTATTGTAGGTGCTACTACTTAAAGGCTTTGTTGAAATCCTCTGCAATTTTAAATTCAAGAAATTCAATCACATCCTTTTGTTCTTCGGGAGTTAAAGTTAAAATATTTTCTCCAAACCTCCTAAATATTGTATCATCTTTTTTCTGTGCGTGTTCGTATGAAGACCGGCTTGGGTCTGTATCTATGTTTACAATTCCATTTTTACTCTCTGCAAACATTGTGTTCCAAAACTCCTTCGTGACGTGTAAATTGGTAGGTCTTGACCTCATTCCTTTTGATGCCTTCCACTTTTTATATTTTTCTTTAGCTTTGGCAGAGGACTCTCTATTGGCTAATGGTTTCCCAAATCCATCCTTACCTTGATTCCAAAATCTTAATTTGATTTTCCCTGTAATCCACTTTTGATTATCATTGATTGTTTTGTCAATGAATGGTATTAGATTCCGTTGCTTCTGCTGTAAATCATAAATGAAATTATCAAGGTCGTCTCCTGCTAAATTTATCGGCATAACGTATCTTTTAAAAAAAAGGGGATTGCAACCAACCCCCCTCTCTTATTAACCATTTAACTTAAAGAATATTAATTAAAATATCCAACTATTAAGTTGCGGTCACGGTATCAATATCTGCTCGATAAAGAACACCGTTATTAATTACAACGTACTTATTGACTCCGGCATCGAATGTCTGTACACCTAATACTTCTCCGGCTCCAATCGATGGAACAGTTAAAGTATATTGTCCAGGCAATCCTTCTGCCAAGTTGGTTGCAACACCATCAACACCATCAACAGTATAAAGAACGTCGGCTAATACCAATCCCTCAACAGGAGTGATGCCATCGCCTTTTAATACGGCTGAAAAAGTGACTTCCGTTCCGGCAGCTGCAGGTGCGTTGGTGATTTCAAAAATTACACCATTTACACCATCAATCTCTTCAGGAGAAAAATCAATTCCACTTCGTAAAGCAAATTTATAATTTTGATCCCATTGGATACGGTCAATCAACTGTACGGAGAATCCTTTTGATTCAGGGTCTCCTCCGAGTGTTTTAGTGTTTGTCATCAATGCAGTTACTTGCCCTGCCTTGAATCCACCAAAATCTCCGTTGCTGTCTACTGCTAATCTCCAATTTCCTTCTTCATCTGCAAAGACAAAGTCAAGGTTTTTAAAGGAGGTTAGTTTCGCCATTTCTCTATAAAACTCGTGTCCTTCCTCAAAAGTAAACTTGTACTTTGGAAGTCCGAGCGTGTTCAATCTTTCCACGTTACGGTTGTTCGTTGAAACACCGTCTTCAGAAGATTCGTTGTCAAACGATTCAGCACCAATCAGAGGTATAAATACTCCTGCCTGAGTCTGTAAATCGATATAGGTCTTATTCCAAATAGTTGCCTTCGGAATAACAGTCCCTTTGGTCATACCAATAACATGAAGAGGCGTTCCCCATTCAATTTGGCATCCCTTTTTTCCGGTGTCTGCGTTTGCTCCACCACATGACAATTTCTTGTCAACTATGCTCTCTAAACTCATTACTTAATTCTTTTTGTGTTTAACAATAGGTTGTAGAAAGTTTTGTCCGTTGTTGAATACTTATCGTTCACTTTAAAAACAGTACCATCAACTTTAAATTCTCTCAATACAACACCTGCAAATTTCTTTTTACGTCTTGTCGTAGACTTTGTTGCTTTTGTCGTCATAATCTTAAAGTTTTATTTCTCTTAAACAATCATCATTAATTATTACATCAACCTCGAGTTTTATAGCATCCCAAATATCAGCAAACTCCCCATCAATCCCAATTTGAGCGTCTGAATAGTTTGCAAACTTTGTAATACTAAAATTCCCGTCATAAGATAAGGTATTTGAAACCCTCATCACATCTAAAATATTATCAAGAAGAGGATACAAAATGGTTTTAAATGTAGTCTCCAACCTTTCGGAATACACCATCGAGCTATTCGTCTCAACTGCCAAAATCAAACTCAAATTCAAAACTTCAAGTTTCTGTCGATTGTGGTTTTTGTGGTCTTCCTTAAAAGGTAACTCCAACCATATAAGAGGGTAATTTGTGTTTCCTTGACTCTGATTAAAGAATGCAAGTAACTCATGCTCATCCCCTGCCTTAAAAACCGGTGTATAGGAATTTGTATCTGCTCCTACCATATCCGGTAAGTAATCAAATATTTCCTTTAGCCTGTCCTCTACGACTATGGTTTGTTGTTTCGCCATTATTTATATTCCAAATTGGTTTCTCATTCCGTCCCAAAATCCCGGAAGAAAATCTGAGTATGTGTCCGGAGTATCGTCGTTCATATCATTTATAAACTTATATAAGGTGACCTCCTGATTGATGTTATAATAATCAACCCCAAAACCGAAGTTTTTTATTAGTAGTCGCCCTGATACTTCTCTACCCTGAATCATCTCAACCATTTCCCTCCAAGCTCTTATAACTTTAGGTGCTGCTGAAGCAGTCTCGGCATTTTTGGCTTTCGGCTTTACATTTCCAACCCCTACTCTAAAAATATCATGATTCTCTTCATAGTGGTAGTAAACATAATTAGCTAAAAAACTCCTATTTGGTGCCGTGTCTCCTGTCGCATTCTTAAATCGTATGCCTCGCCAATTAACGAGTTTGCCTTGTGGGTCGGTGTATTCCTTACCATTTAACAAATCATCCCATTTGGTGTCGGCTCCGGCTTTAAGACCGTTGGTCTCTCCTGAATCTAATTGTGCCTCGAATTCTTTAAAAAGTTGGAATCCTAAACACTTAATTAGACACTCACGTTCATACTTCTCAATAAAAGCATTCAATTCTGCTGAAACAGTTGTCACGTCAGAAGTTATACTCGGCTTCGCATGTGGAATGTAAAGCTGATTAGTAAAATATGTGTTGTTCGTTATCATAATTAAGTGTTTTCAAATTCTTACTTCTTTGCTTTCTTTGGCATGTACACTTTAATCTCTTTTACGATTTTAACGTGTCCTTTAGCCTCCAACGTCGCTGCAGTAGAAGCGTGATAGGTCTCTTTCAAGCCTTTTTTATTCGAACCTAAATCCGATAAAAATTCACATTCCCACATTCCCTTCGTAGGTGCTTTTAGTTTTTTAGAATCACTCATCTTTATAATTGTTTAAGGTTAATAATTCGATTATGTCGCAGCAGTAATAGCTGCCTGTACAGTAGCAATATCGTCATAAACAAATGCTGCTTGGTCTAAATTCTTCACATATTGGAAGTATCTTGACTCACCAACTAACGTAAATTTGTTAGTAATGAACTGGTCGTTAATCCAACCTACTCTAATTGAGAAAGGTACATAATTAACAACGTTGTATTTCTTCATATCAGCAACAAAAATCTTACCAACAGGAATTTTAATCCAAGGTATGATTCTTACCCCACCAATACGCACCTCGTTGAACAATCCGGCTTGAGGATATAATGGAAGTCCATTACCATCTTTAGCTCCTACCAACTGAATGAAGAAGTCTATCGGATTAATCATAACGATGTTAGGCTGATAATGTGCCTCATCCGTGTACGCTTGTGTTCGGTAAATATCTGTGATAATTGCATTAACAACGTCCATGAAATTGGAACCTCCAAGAGGGAACACATCTACCATCGAAGTAGAAACAAATGTTCTACCGTAAACGGTTGCTCCTGTTGGGTTGTTTCCTGTTCCGTCACCAAAGAAAATACCGTTCATTTTAAACAAATCGTGTTGTTTAGTTAAGTATTCTCTCGCAACAGAAAGTAATCGAGGATAATCTGTAACAGATTCCTCAGTTAAAATTTCATGTGCTGCAGCTTTAACAGGAGTCTCATAACGGTTCTCCCATTTAAAGTCTATTTGTGGTTTACTCGCTCCTTCAGCAACGAAACCATATCCTCCTTCTTTTGGCGTCAATTCCGTATAAGGATAACTCGGAGAGTTTGTGCTTGATACAGAACATAACGAAAGAAGATTATTGTCGTTACGAAGATTAAAGTGACCCAAATTTGTACTCACATCAAGAGGTACGGTGTCAATATCTGACCCGGAACCTGTCGTGATGTCTCCAACTGCTTTAGGTGTGAAAGTAATCTCACCGGCTTTATTGTTTGCAATCTCTTCAAGTTTGTCTTTGTTTTCCCTTAGGAAATCCTCGAATTGACCGAGCATCCCCTTAACAACTTTCGCTTTTTGCGACTCAATAAAATCCTCAAGAGCTTCTCCCTGTACCTTGACAGCGTTGATACATATCTGTATCTCGTCCTTTGTTGCATTGTTCTTCTGAGCTTCGGCAAGATCGTTTTGAACTTTCTCAAACTTAGCATCTAATAACTTTTGCATTTCTTCTGGATTCATAATCTTAAATTATTTTGTTAATAAATCGTTTTTCTAAAGTGGTTATCCCGGCTTTATTCTTCTTCGGTTGGAAATAGTGGTTTGCACCGGCTTATTTCTCTAACCATTGTTTTATCGCTTTTGCTTTGATTTCTGATTCTGATGGCTCATGTTTTGGTGTTGTGAGTGTCGGTGTTATCGGGTTACTCCCCATAGGAACAGCAGACCCTTCAATCGCCTTCGCCTCATATACTGCCCAAAAATAGCCTTGCTTTTCGACTTCTTCTTTGTTTGCAATTTTGTCAATATGTTTGTCATATTCCATTTTGAACGCCTCATCATCCTCATCTTCGCTGTTCATCGCAAACTTAATTTTTACATAATACATCCCGACGGAGTGGTTATCAACATTTCCTTCTTTGTATTCTTTAAACATTGTTGCGTTCCGGCTTTCCTTTACATTGGAGTCAAACACCAACGCTTCAGTTTTACCGTCAACATCATAACCCAACTCCCTCCATTCGTATGATTTTGCGAATGCTGTCAAGTCATCTTTGTCGGCAATTATTTTATCAAATGCCATTTGATGCTCCTGTAAATGTTTTATGCGTTTGTTTTCTTTTAGTGTTTTCGTCCATAATCCGTCTATATGTACGTCCTTATGTGAATCCATAAGGTAGGTCGTGTTGATGACTGCACGAACTTTCACGGCATCCACGTTACCCACAACTTCAGATTTCGCTACACTCATATCTTTTAGCTGACTTACACCGGCACAAAAAGCATCGGCTTTTTTAAATTCAGCTCGTTTTTGGTAAATGAGCTCATCGTGATTTTCTCTCAACCATGCGAACTCCTCTTGTTTTGTTTCAAACTTGGGTACATCGGGTTTCATGACTTATTTTTTTATAAGGACTTTGTCCTTGATTAATTTATTCTTCTTGTTCCTCATCTCCGTTATTTTCTTGCGAGGAGGAAGATTGGTTTTGGTTCTCTTGTCCATTTTGCATCATATTAATTACTTCTGCTAATTTAGTGTTTTTATCGAAACCACATAATTCCAATGCCAACTCGTCCGGAAGTCCTGCGTTTCTTAATGATGATAACGCTTGAGCTCTTTTTGCAATTCCATCGTATCTTTCAAGTAAAATAAATTGCATGATAGGTAAATTCTCAAATGTACCTTTTAACTCAAGGTTTGGGTCGTCTAAAAATGCCTTTTGTAATACTGCACAAAATGAATCGACTGAAGATTGCATCTCATTCTGTACATAGGAAACCATTGATTCTTTGAAGTTGTTGTATGTGGTTTTCTTTGCTTCTAACGAAAGTATGTCTTTGGGAATGTGTAGAGCAGTATAAATTAAGTTACCGTCTACTTTAACAGATTCATCTAATCCTAAATCTCGCAGTGCTATATGTAAGGACTGCCATGTCAATTTTGCTTTCGTTATAATACCACGTTTTCTCGTTTTACTTAAACCGTAATTGTTGTGAAACAACTCCTCAACATCATGTTTCTCCGGGTCTGTTAAAGGAAAGTCGGACTGAGAACCTCCGGTAATAAGCTCTTTACCATTCGTTTTTAGAATGATATTTTTAGCGATAAGGCTGTCTTGTGTGTTAATCAATGTTTGCTTCAATCCATCAATCCGACTTTTGTTCTCGAACATGTTTTCCGTGTCCAGGCAATTAGGCAAGTCATAAAAAAACAGTAAGTCTCCTATTCTAATATTAAGATTCTCACCGTCTCTGTCGTAAACAACTCGCTTATTTCTTATTGTGTGATTTTTATTTCTTGCTGATAGTTTCGTTCTGAATTCGTCCGGGTATTCAATTAAATTCGGATCTAAAAGATAGAAAACATCCGGCTCGTTAAACCCAATAGTTCTTTTTGCATATACGACTGCTTGTCCCTGTGCTATTTGCGTAAACATAGCACTCTCGAGAAAATCGTTTTGTGTTTGAAAGTAGTTAGGGTTTCGTAGTAATTTTAATATCCAATGGTCGTATGTCCTCTCCTTTGTGTTCTTATTCTCTATGTAGAAGTCAGCTTGAGAGAATAGTTTTGCAACAAATAAAATTGCAGGTGTCAATATTGGGTGATTCTGTGCAACGTCGAGATTTGTCATCCCTCCCATTTTCCCCCAATTCTTAAATCTATTAATCTGATAGAAAGTGTCTCCCTTTAAGTTGCGTTCAAAGAAAGGAAAACTTATCCGTGGAAACTTAAAAGCCATCTTCTCGGTATTTTCTACGAACTTACAAAAAAATTATCCAAAAATTTTAAGATTTAGATAAAAAAATCCCCCATCAATGCAGTTGTAGTGCATCTCAAGGGGAAAAAACCTCAGCAAAAAGGATTTCTTTTTTCGATAAAAAGGCAATATTTTATAGTTTTATCCCTAAATATCGGACTAAATAACTAATAATGTATCTCAATGCATCCATTAAATGGTCATCCATCTTAATAGGAATATCTGTGCTTTTGTCAAATCTATCAATCGTCCAAGAGTAATTATCGTACTCAAATGTCAAATTAGCCGAAGGTACATAATAAATCGTAAATCCTTGCACCAACGAAATACCAACTTCAACACTTCCTCCTCCTTTTATTGCTCCGAGAGCCATATAATTCTCCTCTAAAAGAAGATTGATGTAATGCTGTTTAGCCGAATCGCAGACGACTATGGAACTACCTTTTTTTATCTGTGGAACTTGAAGTTTTATTACAGTTGGTAACGAATCTTCTATTTCCTGCAGTGGTTTGTATAAACGTTCACAAATGTAAAACGCTCCATCGCCATCGTATTTTACCTCGATACAGGCTGTCGGATTACTTGCTCCAAAATCGAGTCCAAAATAAGAAATATAATCCAAGCTATCAAAATATTCCTGTTCAATTTCATGCCATCCACGGTAAATTTTATTTGGTTTTTCACTACCAATCCCAAGACCGTAAACCAACCACATATATTTATCGGCTGTTCCCTTTTTAATATTTTCCTCATGTGGAGGAGGTTGATTCGAAACTGTTATCGGTTTGCCATTGTAAGTAAGGTTAAATCCTTCAACCTCATAGCTGCCCGGAAGCCATGGCTCGTAAGACAATAGCTGCTTAACAATATTAGGAGGACAATATGCGTTGTGTTTAAATGTCGAGTGAATAAACTTCGTATCCTTATCATGCCTGTACGTTTCCAACCAAAAGTTCTTACTCGGATTGTAATCGCAGAAAATTCTATCTGATGTTCTTTGTGTAATTTGTAAGTAGACCTCTTTGCTGAATTCTGTCACCTCATTAAAGAATGAAATATCTTGAGTTGACCCTAAAACTTTACCAACGCTATCTGCTCCCTCAAATACGATTTTGCTTCCGGTTGGCTTATAAGTAAATGTTCCTGTCTGCTTGTTTTCTTTAATATTTCGGAAGACCTCATAATCAAACATGATAATTTGCTGAAAGTCCTCCATAACAGTAGACCGGCATACATTCTTGAAATTCCTCCAAACTGTAATCTTAATATTTTTACGGTTTATCATTTCCAACAGTAACAACTGCAGAATTGAATACGACTTCGAACTACGGGAACCTCCCATCGAAACGATTTGTCTATAACGGTATATTGGAGGAACAACTACATGAGGCGTCTTATCGATTAACTCCTGATTGGTTATTTCTTTGTAGGCGTCCCAAGTACGCTCAAATGTTACTGTCGAGCATATATCCATTTAGAAAATCCATTTAAAAAATGAAAATATTATATCAATCACTTTCCATATAGCGAGTAACATCGTACCAACTATAATACATCCCCATTTGCTAACTAAAGGTATTTCGTTTACTTCTTTGTCTTCCATATTAATCTGAAAATAAAACAGTTATATATAATCTTGCGTTTGTACTCATCTCGGCAGAGATGCCAATTCGTTTAGCTTTATCACTTAACATAATTTCGTGATGCTTTTCACTTCTTATCCAGGCATTTACTACACCCTTTGCAGTTCCATATCTTCCGGCTATAATCTCACCAAGCCAATCAATACTCGCTAATTGCTGTGCGAGTACGACTCTTTTAGGAAAATCCTTGTGGCTAATTTCATGCTTAAAAGCCATGTTTTGAGAATGTTGTAATGCAATCGAGGATAGTGTATCGTTTCTTTGTAGCTTTCCTTTTAATCCTTTTTCCTCTCGATGAATGCTGATTAAATCAACTACTGCCATTTCAAATCCTGTATAAGTTGCCTTATATTCTGTCAGCATTGGAATTGGAGAACTTGCTTTTCCTTCTTGTATTTTACTTTTACATTTTAAGATACCCATATCAATATTTTTTTAGCGATCCAATAAGCAGAAGTAATCACTCCAACAAAGAAAAATGTCATTATAATACCGACAATTATCCAATTTTTTGTGTGTCTTTTCATGTTATTAACAATCTAATTAATTCTTTAAAATCCTGTAAACTCCTCACTATAAAATAGTGGAAACCATGTGCCTCAACCTTTTCCTGCCACAATCTTTGATTTGTGCTCTGTTTCGACCTCTTGTGTTCGGTTTTCATTTCAATAAGAAATGCCCGATTGTTGTAAAGAAGTATTAAATCGCAAACTCCGGATACAACTCCGGTTAAATTTAATTTTTTACCCTCTTTGCCTGACCTCGTGCCTCCATTTGGTACTGAAAATAATAATCCTCTCAAAGAAGGATACTCATTCCAAAACCAAAACACGCATTTTTGCTGAAGTGCATCTTCCGACTGCCCTTTTACATCTTTGTGAATGTCTTTAGTCATCTATTTCTTCAAATTTTATACTCATTACACGGTGTACACCTTTTAATCCGTCTTTATTGTAATATTCAATAAGTAGATTTCTCGCATCAATACGAGTCATATCGCAGTACTTAACTAATTTATCTGTAAATTCAGCAATATATTTCCTTAACTTCTTCTTCTTAAACCTCTTGCCAAATCTCACCCATCCATTTTTTTGCCTTTGGTAGTCGTACTCTTTATCCATTATCGTTTTATCAAAATATTAATAGTTGTATCCTTTTCTTTTTCTTGGTCTCCAAGTTGCCTAACGACCTTCGGTTTAAAGAACTCCAATGTTTTAAGGTAAACTCTAACAAACTCCCTATCCGGAAGAGTGTGCAGCACATTATTAAACCTTTCTGCATGTTCGTTTTCAACTGCGTCCTTCAATTCATCAAAGGTTGTTCTCGTTTTTTTATCCGTTGGTAAATGGATATTTGCTTCAGTTATATTAGCATCCTTTGGTTTAACTGTTGTTGTCCTCCGGACTGTGATTTCGCTAATCTGAACAGCCTCATCAAAAATATCATCCTTGACTATTTCAGTTTCTCCTACTTTATCTTTTTTTCTGCTACTTTCCATAATACTATCGGTTCTCGAGTGAATTTGCCGTATTTCCTTTTAAGACGAAGTCCTCCAATCTTTCTGTCATAAATAATGTCTCCATCCCTATAAGCTATTAGAGCAACCGGTGTCCCAAAACTGTAATCACACGCTTTCAAGATTTCTTCTTTTTTTACTTGCTTTGACATATCCAATCATTAATTTTTCAACTGTTTCAGTCATATCGACACAATTATATTCTGTCTCCTTTTTGAAGGCAGCCTTAATTTCAGGGTCTAATCTAAATGTCGTATGTTTAATCTTTGCCATTTCCAAAATTTGTATATACGAATATAGTGAATATTTACTGCTCCCCCAAATTCCCAATAGATTTATTTTTTATCTCTTAGTTACACCCGAAACTCCCCTGCTTTGCTTGGAAATTCCCCTGCTACAACAAAAACTTCAATTTTTTACGGCAGAATCACGAGTTTTTTATGGCATACCACATAGATATCTTTAAAAATTCTCCGAGAATAAAGAGGAGAGTCCAGCTAAAAACTTCAGATCCCGGGAAACTTGAAGTTAAGCCTGGACAGACCCGGTTTTCTCCAATGTGTGTTTTTGATATCTTATAGGTTGCGTAACAAAAAAAATATGTTACAAATTTGTTACGTCCTAAACTACTGAAAATCACCGAAGTAACAGAAGTAACAAAAAATCGCCTTGACTATAAGAAATTATAAAAAACAGCTAAAACCGTACTTTTATTTTTTCAAGAGTTTTTATACTAAATTTTGTTACAAAATATAATATATAATAAAAAACTTCATTTAAAGTATTGACTATTAAAGACTTACCAACGTAACAAAAACGTAACAAATGCGTAACAAAAACGTAACAAAAATATGTAACCCCCTAAACTTCAGAGAAGTAACAAAATCATGTACCATTTATCCACTCTTTGTATATACCCGAAAAAAACGAATTGCACGTGCATATCGCCAACAACGGAGGGGTGGGGGGTGTGTTTTTTTTAGCGAATATGTTAAATTTTTAAATTATTTTCATTGAATATGTTAAATTATGAGGAATGTGGCAAGGATTTCATGTGGGAATATTTTACTTGTAAATTCTATGAAATAGTTGTAACTTTATTATGTAATAAAAAGGTAAAAATAAACCAAGTAATACCCGAATATTTCGGAAGTACTTTGACATATTGAAGAACCACCTGAGCAGATGGTGTTGGAATCTGTAAAGTTTAATTTGCTAAAAATTTAAAAATGGAAACTAAAAGCAAAAAGAATACCGTAAAAGAAATCAATAATGAAAATTCAAAAATGGCTGAATTTCTGAAAAAAAGACAAGAGGCTGCTGAGAATTTGAAAGTTGAAAAAGAAACCCGAAAAGCTACCCGAAAAAGTAGAGAGCGTAAATTAGGAAAAGAAGATACCGTTGTAATGGATATTTTCAACGCAGGAAACGAGGGTATTTTGTTTGAAGAATTACTTACTTTGAACGCTGAGCGTGGTGAGAAAAAGGCTTCCGAAATTACGATAAACCATAATTGGAACCGTGAGGAAGTTTTACAAAGAGGCGAAGAGAAATTAAGAACGCCCGAGGTATTGAACCCGGACACCAAAAGAGAAGGTATTGAAGTTTATTTCGACATTGAATTTAACAAAGATACCCGAAAAGACGGGAAGAAAGGAAACAACAACAGAATTACTTTAATGGAATTTTGTAAGGAAACCTTAAGAGAATACCTAATTAGCCACGGAGCGAAGGCTGAATGGTTAAACCAATAATTTGAACGGGAGGGGAAACCCTCCCTTTTAACCCTGAATTATGGAAAGATTAACCAAGGAAGTTTTGATAGATTGTGCCGAATTTATAGGCTATATAGCCATCGGAGGACTAATTTTACTTGCATTTTTTGCAGTTGTGGAATACGCAGCAGCAATATATGACAAGAAGTAATATAGGGGAGCGAGAGCTCCCTTTTTTTTATGCCTATTTTTTAAGGATATCTTATGGGGGATATCTCCAGGGATATCGAATGGTAAAAAACTCCTCGCTAAAAAACGGATATTTTTTGCAAAAAATCTTGTAGGATATCAAATGGTAAAAAACAAAAAATCGGGAGGATATCATATTCGTGGCAAAAAATCAAAACAACTTCAATAGGATATTCAAAAAAAGACATCCCGGAGGATATCAAGTTCGGTAAAAAATATTTTATAGGATGCCTGGACGCTCTTTGAAGTTTTTGATTGGTGTTTCCCCAAAATTTTTTAGGATATCAAAGGTAAAAAACAGGTAAAAAAAAACCCTCCTTTGCCGTTGCCGGGTCGGGAGGGAAAGTTTAAAAAAATGGAAAACTTATTCTGATACTTTCTCTAAATGTTTTTCATAGTATATGATTCTAAGGCGAGTAATCTCTTCCCACCACTTATCATCAGTTGCTTTAATATTCTTTGATTTGTAAAGTTTGTCTCCTACAATTTCCTTACCTTTAAAGTTTACTATTATCTTACATTGTGTATTAGTGATGGCAGTTGCGTAAATTAGTATCTTATTCTTAACACACCAACTTTCTGCTAATGCTTTTATGCTGCCTCTATATGTCATACTCTTCTATATTGCAACAGCCTGTTCTTCGGGTAAGCTGTTATCTTAACTTGGTTTTGTTGATTCCCTCCTAAAATATAAATCCAATTTTGTGTTTCTCTAATGAAAAATCCAACGTGTCCTTTCCAACTGCTCGGACTCTCCCTCCAAAGTACCACAATATCTCCAAGAGCAGGTTTGTCGACCTGTACTCCTACTGTTAGCCAACTACGTGCTGTCAGTTTACCGGATCGTTCTTTGCCGGTCATCTTGCATACCCAATTAGCAAATGCACTGCACCAAGCAGTCTCGTCGTTTGTAACCCAACTATGTCCTATTTCGCTAAAATATTTAAGGACTTCCGGGTTGTGCTGTCTTCCTACAATTTCTTTAATGCCGTACTGCGACATCGCTTTTTCTATTGTTGTCATAATTACCTTTCGTTATCGATAGCTATTGCCATCGGGATTGTTATTCCGTTTACTAATTCTTCAATATCGTCTAAAAGAGTATCGGTCAAAAACCAATGCCTCTCTAAAAAATACGTTTCAATCTCTTTTCGTGTCATGTCTGATGTTTTATTATTAACCACTTTTTTTTATCGTAACTATCAATTATCGCCTGTATTTGTTCAGGTGTATTTCCACTGACGTTAATCTCCTGATTAAGTCGTCCACATTTGAGGTTTACTGCTGTTATTCTTGCTATCATATTCTCCTTATTATTACTCCTAAATACGCACTATCTCGCCAAATTTGAGTGACATCTGTCGCACGTTCTCGTTCAGCTTGTAGTGAAAATCCTATCCAATCGTTAAACCAATATCTCAATTCTAAATATCCAATGTAACACATCGCATCTTTTGAGTAGCTTGTTTCATGGTAAATTTGTGCTAATCCAAATCCAGGCACTAAACTTATTCTATCTGTTATACTTATATCATAGTCAAATTTAGCAAATGTCCATTGTTGATAATTAATCACACTAAAAAATTCATATTCCATACCAAACTGAAGTCGGCTGTTATAGTTCCAATTATCGCTAATACCAATCTTTAGGTTTAGTCCTGCAGGATTGACATCGCTCCCAAACAAAGCATTATTCCCGTCAAATCTAACAGATGCAATCTGTCCGAATGAGTGGATACTAAATCCTAAAAGAATTAGTAATGCTAATTTAATTTTATATTTATAATTATGTATCATCTTAAAAAGGTACTCCGGGGTCGCCATCATCTAAATTATCCACATCATCAATATTATAATAAGGATTTTTATAGACGTATGGTCTTCCGGGTGTTTTTATTCTTGCATCGTTATTTTCCTCCAAAGGTATGAAACGCACAATTTTATCGCTCTTATCTAACTTCATGTTATGTTTTAATACACGATTAACGTATGAAGTTGTAAATCTTGAGTTGTGGCTAAACCATTTATCTTTAATGTGAATTGCTCCAAAACTAAACTCCTCAACTTGACTGTTTTGCATTCCGTGAGCTTCTAAATAAAGCTCAATATCTTTGTGTAAAGACTCTCTTGACTCCTTTTTAACTGCAGTCAATGCGTCTGTCTGTAATTCTTCTTTTGTGAAAATCATTCTCGAACGTCCTTTATCAATCGTTCCATCTTCATTTAGGTATTTTGTCCAATCACCTTCAATCGTGTGCATTATTTCTAAAAAACATAAAAAAGCCGGTATCTCATCTCTTAAAGATTGCTCAATATTATGATTTGCTTTACCTTGTAATGTTGGTATCTTACGAATCCAATACCTTATCTCCTCATCATCAACCTTACTAAATTTGTTTTCATCATTAGAAGTAATAATAATCTTCCCAAAAAACTCTATCTCGTATTGTTGTATGAACTTACTATTTACGAGCATCTTCTTTTGGGTTGCTAAATTCTTAATTTTTTCAAGTGCCTGTCTGCTATCAAAGTGGCTCTCCTCAATCATTATTACATTCTTCTCGGCATACGGTGCGTTGAATCCGCTCTTAATGTCTTCAGGATTAATAATTACAGAATTCTCACCGAAAATTAGTGTCATCCAATTAACGAATGTTGTTTTTCCTGTTTGTCGCTCTTGACTCAATAACACTAAAATAGGTAACATCTGCTCCGGCATTAAATAAAGTGCCTTCATGTAAACCAATCCAATAGCGTAATGTTCTCCAAAGATGTGCTGCAATAAAGTTTTAGTCCATTTCCACTGCTCATCACCTTTGTATTCGTGTACCGGCATCGCTTTATGTGAGAATTCTTTATACAAATTATATCCCTCTCCATCAATTTTTAGTTGAAACTTTTTATTATCAGGCTTCATTCCAAAGTATTTGAATTTCTCAACATTATTTAAAAAATCTCTACCGTAATCATCCACTAATGTTGCTCTCTCCCAATAAGTTAGAACATGTCTTTCAATACCCCAACGGTCAGTTTTCTTTATCCGTTGAAAATATTTTGTTCCAATTCTAACGTAATCGTTATTGTTATTCATCAATTCATAAACAACGTAGCTCAAAGTGCTTTTAAAACAACCTTTATACACATACTTCTGCAACATCATAAACGGAGTGTACTTCTCGCCAATCTTCATCCCTAAACCGTTCTCCATTTCAGCAGTAAACGTGCAATTCTGCTTATCAATAATTATCATTCGTTTGTTAATATCTGAACGATTTTTAACGTAAGTTATGGACGTATCTCCGCTCTGTTCTACATTTTTTATCTGTAAAAGCCTAACAAGTGTGAGCTCTAAATGATTTTTGTTAAAGAAATCAACAGGATTAATCGTGTTCGGATTAATGACTCTATCATTCTTCATTTTCAAATAGTTTTTCGAGGTTATCTGTAATAAGTGCTCGTCCTTTTGTGAGCGTTAAAACAATGTCATCGCTAATCCTATGGTGTCCGTCATCACGTTCAACCTTTAAAATATCGATAATACTGTCAACCTCATAATCGGACAATTCTCTTTTGGTACACGCTTCGAATACTTGATTCGTTTCGTATTCCCTCCGAATCTTTTCGATTTGTCTTTCAATGGTGTTCATACATTTTATCTATTTTTGTTAATACTCGTTTATATTGTGTGTTCAATTTCTTTCTTGCTCCCTTCAGGTCACTCCTTATAATAGCGAAATAAATCGGTCTGTATATTTGAATGACTCTTGCTTTAAATCTTTCTTTATTCTTTTCATAAAACTCCGGTGTCACATGATGGCTCCGGAATAAATCAATTATCTTTCGTTCTAACAGTAAAAAAGCAAAGTTACTGTCCTCTCCTATTCGTGTTGTGTATTCAATAATTGCCTTCGCATTTGGTCTTTTCATTGGCTGCAATTCAACCAACTCCCCCGTCTTTTTCTTTTTTTGCCGTCCTTCTTTGACGACTGCATTTTCTTTTGCCTCTCCACATTCGGTGCAAAATAACTCACCGGTCAAATTCCATGCACCACAATTTGAGCATTCCCACGTATCGAACAGATCCGATTTGTGTTTTAGTCTTTTGCCTGGACTATAAAAATACTCTCGCCAATCACGTCTTTTGCTCCACATTCCATGCTCATGGATATTTTGTCCCAAGTCAATAACTGTAAATTGGTCTTTAAAAATTTTATCTGTCACCCTACTGCCACGTCCTACCATTTGAATCCACAATCCGAGTGATTTGGTCGCTCTGTTCACTACAACAACTTCAACATCCGTAACATTGAATCCGGTTGTGAAAACATTTGTATTTATCAAAATAGCGTCCCTCTCATTTTTAAACCATTCGATTATTTCGTCTCGAGTGTATGGTTTGCCTGTCGCCTCGTTTAAGTCGGTGTTATTTACCGTGTCAAACATCTTCACGTTATATCCTCGCTTTTTGAAGTTGTTATATACATATTCATTAACTTTGGTCGTAGCGTTGAACAGAAGCGTTTTTTTACCTTTGCAGTATTTATCATACGCTTCAACTAATATTTTTAAAGATGCTGTATTACTGTACAAATCGTTCAAAGACTGCGTGGTGTATCCATCAGGGTTACTATCTGAACTTTTCAGTTTATCAAAATCAGGTAAATTCAGTACAATATTGTAATCCTGCACCAAATACCCTTCATCGATTAAATCTTGAGTGTCTGTACCTTGAACAATATCATCAAATATTTCAGAGAGAGTATATGGCTCCACATATTCGACTCCGTCAATAGTTGTGTATTTCTTTTTGGTTAGCACTGGTGTTCCGGTAAATCCAATCAATTTTTTATAATCGTATTTTTTAAACAGTTTCTCAAATATTAGTATATGAACTTCATCCAATATTATGTTATCGAATTGTCCTAAATACTCCAATCCGTATTTTTCAACTCGAGCAAATGCCGTCTGCACCATTGAAATAACAATCTTCGAATCATGACGTAAAGTATTCTTCTTAGCTGTTAAAAAGCTGCAGTCCGGCAACCACTCCGAGTTCTGTTTTAATATCTCAATTCTATGAGTAAGTATCAGAGAGCGTCCACTCAAGTCTTGTGCAGTTTTTGCAATCAAAACCGATTTACCTCCTCCCGTCGGTAAAACAACACAAACCTTATCATAAATCCGTAGGGATTCTATCATGTTGTCGTGGACTCTCTGCTGATATGTTCTTAATTCTATCAAATTACAACTAAACTTAATAGGTATGCTAACGTCAGGGAAACCCCTGCAAGAATTAAATAATGATTCTTATTTTTAAACTTTCTTCTTCTCATCTTTCTTATCTAATTTACGTTGTTCCTTTTCGTGTTTCAAAATCTGTCCACGGTACTCCCTCATCTTGAGAAAATACTCCTTTGGGTTTTTAGGACGAAGGACTCCTCCCTTCGTGTTGTTTTTAATCAGATTTTTCATCTTCTTGTGAATGGCACTAATTTCTGTCATATTATAAAAATTAAAGGTTAATAATTCTGTATTTTATCACGGAGGTCATCATACTCGTTTGCTTTTTTCAATACCATATCTCTCTCCTCCTCTCCGAGAATATAGTTTTTTACATAATCGAGTTTTTTATTGTAAACAAATTGCAATGCTGTAAATAACAGGTGCTTCTCCTCTTCGGTAAACTCCATTACTGTAACATCCCTTTCCAATGTGTACGTCTTTTGGTGTTCCATGTGCCGAAGGTTTTTTAAATCTGACATTGTCCCTGCATCTCTTGGAACTACATCAATGTTTAATTCGTCTGCAATCTTAATTTCCTGAAGCATTCCGGCTGAAATACGTCCTCCATACAAATGAACCTCGTCAATAGGCATTTGTCTTAAATAAGCGTGTCCATTCCGAATACCTCTTTCTCGCTCTTCCGGGACATCGTCCTTTAAAGCGTGGCAATCTAAAAAGTAAGGTGCAACCGGTAGAGTGTTTGGCTCCTTCAGGTTAATCTCCCTCACAATCTTTTTTATATCGTTTAGATTCCATTCTACATCCCCTCCAACAGGGTGTGCTATATAAACTATTTTCATTCGCAACGGTTTTTAATTGTTTCGCATAAATGGTCGTAATCACCATCCATCGCCTCATCCAAAACCTCTTTTAATTCTGATTTTGTCCATCCTTGTCTAATTGCTTCAGCTCGGAATTTACCCATCACTAAAAAAGCATTCTCTCCGATGTAAGGCTCAATGTTTAATCTTACTTTTTTCATCTTAATCAAATAATGTTGGTGTGTTATCGTAATTTGTTACTAAAACCTCAACTCTTTTATTCAATAGGTTTTTTCTCTCGCCAATCGTAATCACGTTTAATCCGTGTTCATCAGCTTTTTTAAGTATGTAAGGATGGTCGAACTCGCTCATGGCAAATTTTACTCCACTCTCACACAAAACTTCGAAAAGGTCGGAACTATCTTGCTCCGTAAAACTATCTGAATAATTATCGTCAGTTCCCAAATAAGGAGGATCGCAATAGCAAAAACATCTCTGTATGTTGCTCTTATAATCGCACTTATTAAAAAATTTCCTAAAATCTGCGTTAAAAAAGTAAGCATCCTTTAACATCTTCAGCGTAATTTCTATGCTGTCGAGTATCTGTTTTTTAGGGTTTACTGCTCCAATTCTTAACGTATTAGGTTTACCGTATAATCCGAAGTTTGATATGAATAGAAATCGAATAGCGTTAATCAAATCATTTTGTTCTCTGCTACCCTTACCCCACTCTTTAAATTGTGTTTCGGTTATAGGTGTTCTCTCAATCCACTTAACCAATTCATCCGTGTTATCTAATAACTGTCGAAACAAATTATAGACATCATCGTCCAAATCGTTTAAGAAATTGTACTTCGCTTTTGGTTTATTAAAATACATTCCACCTGCACCGAAGAACGGCTCCATGTATATATCATGGCGAGGGAAATGTTTTTGTATTTTTAAAGCTATCTTACTCTTATTGCCTAATCGGTTTAATATCATTTTCTCCGTAGGTTATAAGCATCGTTGCACGTTTCAACTTTTCTCGCTGCGTATTTTCCAATGTCCTTACAAAGTCCTATCTCGTTAAACCATTCTAATACCACACAACGAGTCATCGTGTCCGGTAGCTCATCAAAATAGCAACCTCCACCACATACCTCAAATCTGTAATCGGCATATTTAGGGTTTTCGTAATACCATTTAAAAAAGTCTTTTCGTGCTTGTCCTGTTAAATATTTCATTCTAATTCTCTTATATCGTCATCATTGACGGATTCTGTAATAGTGTCGAAATTCATGCTCGTTGCATATTTTTTTAAAGCAGGGTAACATTTTCCGTAAGTTTCCTCATCGTCAAATATTGCTACTAAATCTGCGTAAGAGCCATTGTTATATTTAAAATAAACTTTTACCATCTAAAAATATTTTGGGTTATTCATTCCGTTTTTTATTCCCCAAAAGGCAGTTCTAACATATCCAGGCACTCCCTTCTGCAAATAGCTATTGCTCCTTATTAGTTGTTCAATAAGAAACTCGGCTTCAGCTTGTGAAATGTATCCGGCACCAACTCTTGAGCCAAGCACTAAAGAAGTGCTCCGAACTTGAGGGTGTCCATCTCCTGTAATTCTGTTAATCCTTTCGGTTATGATTCTAACTACTCTATCGTAGTTGTTGTCGTTAGTTCTCTCCTTTGGTTTTGTATTTAAACTTACATATTTAGGTTTGCTCCAATCCTGTTTGTCCCAAGCCGGACATTCCTCAAACTTTCGGTAAAGAATGTCCTCATCATAGCTCAGGAACAAGGGAAGAATTGCGTTTTTTGTCGCAGGATCAAAATGCTCGTATTGTTTGAATTCATTTTCAACTGCCTTATGCAATGCCTTAAATAATCGCAGCTCATTTTCAACTGCGTGTAATGTTTTATACAACTCCGGGTCGGTATCAATATTGATTTTCATCAACGCTTTTAATCCCAATCCTGAAGGACTTATGTAACAACAAACTATTTCATCGTACTCATTAAATATGTGAGTCTTTAAACTTTCTGCGTACTCTTTACTCGGTATGCCATCCAAATCAATTTGCATCAATCCGGTAAAGCCTCTCACATTTGCGTACTTTCGTGCGTCACCTTTATTAATTCGGACACACGGAGTAAAAGCGTATAACTTCTGCTTCAGCGATTTTTTAAGCTCGACGTTGCCGGTCTTTCTCGCATGGTGTATCTTTGAAATAACATCTTTTGTCAAATCGGTAGGGTACTTGTGGTTGGTTATAAATGTTGTCAACTCAACATCTCCCCTCGCCTTCGGCTTAAAAATGTTACCTGAATAATAAGGAAACTTACAATCCATTATATTACATCGTTTATTCTGCTCGGTGCAATTATCTCAATGTTACCTGTTAGCAAACTCTTACATAAATATTTTGTAACTGCAACAAAGCTCGAATTGTAACAATGGTTTCCTCTCACTTTTTGTTTTACTTCCTCTTTCGGTACAAGTATTTTATCAATAACCTTGTATTTTATCGTCTTGTGTTCCTTATGCACTGCATTCGGATTCTTCACAATTATAGTATTTCCTATCATTTTGCTGTGTTTTTTAAAAGCAAAGACCTGCCTCTCGGCAAGTCTCCACCAAATTTTAAAAGAATATTAAACTTCAATTTTCCATCCGGACAAGGACGTGAAATACATATCAGGTTTGCCTTCCTTCTCGATTTTTCTACATCGTATATTATAAAATATAGTAATGTAACTGTCCTCAAGAACGCTGTCCAACAATTCTGATTTATCATTTACAAATTCAAATAGGTATTCTTGAGGGTGTTCTCCCTCGATTAAACCTACTAATTCTCTTTTCTTGAAACCGTTTGTTCCAAATTCCTGTGTTTCTCCGATTTTTACGACTCGGACTCGCATTTTTTGTGCCATAATTTAGCTTTTATTAAATTTAAACATTATTGATTCTGAAACAGTATTTGATGCTGTCCCAAATTTTTGCTCTTTAATCTGCTCCTTCTTTAAAGCAGCAGCCATCTCATCCACAACGGCTGAGTATTTCCAACGCTTACGCCTCGTGATAATGAAATTCCCTTCGTGACCTTTGGCAAATGTAACATCGTTTGCAGTCATTTTCTCATGAATTTTCATTTTAATTAAATTCAACTCCTCATCAATTTCAGCTTTACGCTCCATTAATACGGAATACCTCTTAACATCGTCGGCATCAGCCTCAAGTTCTTTATACTCAAACTTTTCAATCTCCTTCAAGGTCTTGTCAATTTTTTTACCAAAATCTCTAATCTCTTGAGTAGTAAACGTTCTGTCAAAAGCGTGAATTTCTCCGGTGTACATTAATCCGTCATCGGTATCCATTGTTTCAACCCAAACCAATCTGCAGCTTGGAATACGTCCATTTTTAATAAAGAACATATATGCGTAAAACAGTAATTGGTCGTGTTCGTCTGTTCTCTCTTGAGTCCAGGCAACCTTCCCGGTTTTGTATTCCATAAAAATACTACCATCTTTCTGCGAACTGTCAATAA